AATCCAATAAAATAATTTTTAGAGGTTCAAAATCAGCCGTAGATAAAATCATGGATAAACTTCAAGATTATGAAGAAAAACATAAATTTCCATATCAAGGATATGGAAGTTATACGAAAGATTATAAAACTTATGTTATTGAGGTCAAAAATACAAAAGAATATGAAAAACATAAATCTTGGATGGATAAAATAGTTAAATAAAGGCCATAGAAATATGGCCTATATGTTTAAAAAAAATTAAACAACATTATTATATAATAATATAATAAAAATTAAAAAGGATGGACATGCGCAATTTGTTTATTATTATCGAAGGTCCAGATGCAGTCGGTAAATCTACATTAATCTCAAATATAAAAAATTACTTCAATGATTTTACATTACATATGTTGCATTATTCAAATGTAAAACAAGACACTCCAGAAAAAACAATATACTACAGCAAAAAAATGTATGAAGAAATGTTTGGCTTTATGTTAACATCAATTAAACATAATCAATCAGGAATTATTTGCGACCGTTCTCATTTAGGTGAAATGGTATATGGTCCTATCTATAGAAATTATTCAGGTGAATATGTCATTGATATTGAAAAGAAATATCATAACATTTTAGATGTTTGGAACAATCTACATTTAATTACATTAATTGACGATGCAGATAGAATTATAAGTAGAGATAAAGAACGAGGTGATGGTTTATCATTTTCGTTAGATGTTGAAAAGAAACAAACTGAAATTGATAATTTCATTAGAGCACATCATAAATCTACAATTAAAAATAAATTACTTGTAAATATTAATGATAAAGATGCTGATGCTGTAAAAAATTTAGTTATAGATTTTATTAAAGGATAGAAATGATTAACACAACATTAAAAGTACAAGATATTCGTAATATGTTCATTGACGCATATAAAAACAACGAATTTACAATTGATAGAACTGGTTCTAAAACAATTGAAATTTTAGGTGCAACATTTATTGCAGATGAAGATTTTATTATTAGAAAACCTGCATATGAATATATTGAAAGAGAATTGGAATGGTATAAATCAATGTCATTATATGTTGATGATATCCCAGGTAATACACCAGCAATTTGGAAAGCAATTTCTTCAAAAGATGGTATGATTAATAGTAATTATGGATGGTGTGTTTGGTCCAAAGAAAATGGTAATCAATATGAAAATGTTTTAAATGAACTAAAATCAAATCCCGATTCTCGTAGAGCAACAATGATCTATAATCGTCCATCTATGCATACTGATTTTAATAAAGATGGTATGAATGATTTTATGTGTACATTTGCTAATACATTTTTTATTAGAAATGGCGAACTTCATTCACATTATATTATGCGTAGTAATGATTCCGTGTTCGGGTACAATAATGACTTTGCTTGGGCAAAACATGTTCAATCTGAACTTGCTAAAGAATTAAATGTTAATGTAGGAAAACTTATTTGGACTGTATCAAATATTCATGTTTATGAAAGACATTTTAATTTCATTGAAGAATTAATTAAAGAATAACGAAGGATAATAAATGATAGGAATAATTCCTGCTGCTGGTAAAGGGATAAGATTTAAAGAACTTGGAAAACATTATTCCAAAACAGTATTACCTTATAAAGAAAAACCAATTCTGATTCATCAAATTGAATGGTTAGAACAGCACGGGTGTTCAGAAATTATAGTTGTGTTAAATCATCAAGAAGAAAATGTTAAAGATATTCTTGCATTGTATAATAAAAAAATAACAATCAAAAGACAAGAAGAACAAAATGGATTATCCGGAGCAATTTTATCCGGATTGCCAGACACAGCTGATAATGTATTAATCTTACTTGGCGATTTAGTTGTTACCGATAATATTGAAAGAAATATGTTTAATCATAACTTTATCTCAGTTAAAAAAGTTCCAGATTATTCAAGATGGTGTATGGTTACTGTTGATGAAAACACTGTAGTTAAAACATTCATAGATAAACCAAAAGAAAGACCTGATACAAATTTATCGGTGTCAGGTGTATATCATTTATTAAATGGAAGCATTCTTAAATCTGAATTGGAAAAACAAATACAAGATAACATAACAATATCGGGTGAATATCAATTAAGTACAGTTCTACAAAATTATGCCAATAATTTTTCAATGTTTACTATTGATTTAAATATGATTGACTTTGGTACATTAGAAGAATATCTACAAAATAGAAGTGTTAAAATATCAAGAAGTTTTAATGAGATACAAATTAATGGTTCATTCGTAACTAAAATTTCTGAAAAAGAACGAGAAAAACTAATCAAAGAATATAACTGGTTTAACAACTTACCTGACGAAATAGCAGTTTATACACCAAGAATATTCAATAAAGATTTTTATACTACAAGATCTTGGTATAAAATGGAAAAAATTCTTGCACCATCATTAAGAGAAATATATCTATTCTTAGATAGTTCAAATGAAACCTGGGATGTCATATTTGATGCAATGTTTCAAACATTAACCGATATGGAAAAATTCGGTCAAGAAAATACATTTATGAAAAGTGTATTAGCAAAAACAAAATCTAGAATTTTAGATTTAGACATTCCTGTTGAAAATAAACTAATAAATAAATTCGTAAAAGAGTTGGAATCTCAAATTGGTAAATATAACCGACCATCATTAATGCACGGCGACTTTTGTTTCAGTAATCTTCTTTATGATTTTCAAGGGTCTTGTATTAAAATGATTGACCCTAGAGGTGAATTATTTGGAGATCATTATTATGAAGTGGCAAAAATAATGCATAGCATTTTATATGATTATGATTTTGTTGATGCTGAATTATATGTAAAAACAAATGACAGTTATAAGTTATATAACAAAGGTAAATACGGAATAAAAAATATGTTTTTAGATAAGTTAAATAATCTGTACTCATACGAAGAAATAAGATATTTGAAATTACTTACAGCAAGTTTATTTTTAAGTATGATCCCGTTACATAGTCATAATAGAACCAATCAAGAGATATATTACAACATCTTTAAAGAAATTTATAAGGAATTAGATGAATGATATGTTTGAACTACAGGGTGAATTGATTTTAGACAATTCAAAACCTTGTGTTTTGTTTTTTGATAAGAGAGATTTGAGTGAATATACTCATATTTATGGCGCAGCAAGAATTGTTAAAGAATATCTAAAACCATATTACAATATTATTGAAGTTGGTATGGGATGTAATATCTATAATAATTATTATGAAATTAAAAGAAATTTCACAAATGTTCTAAAAAGAAAAGCGCAAGATGAAAATTATATAGAATATAATGCAAAATTGATGCAAGAATCATTAGAAAGAACTTTTAAAGATTTGCCTGTGATTGACTATATTATTTTAGGTACAGACGATTTTTTTAGATTGCCATTAACATCATATTGTAATAAAGGTGAAAGTACATATCTACATTCTATGATGAATGAATTTTTTGATTACATTGGCAATGATAAAGAATTAATGGATCATATTGATAAAATGAATGAAAGAGTTATCGAAAATTGGGATAAATCAGTATCACCAATTGCTTTTAGTACAAAAGATCTTACATATTTTTATAAAGTAATTGAACATATTCATAATACAAATAGACTAAAACATAATGTAATTTCAATGAGTATAGATCCAGTAATTTACACACCATTCTTTGATAAAAAAGGTATTCCTGCTAAGTATTATTATTTTGCTGATGATACAAGAGGAACTAGAAATTTTAAGAAGTTTGATACTGCTCAGCTACAACATATTGTTTATGACAAGAAATTTGAAATAGATGATTGGACAGAACCAGATAACACAAAAACAGATAATCTATTTTTTGCTGGTACAGTGTTTCAAGAAAAAGGTTCACGAAAATTTATTTGGGACGAATTCTTAAAAGATGTTAAATCTGAAAAATGTTCATACTTTATACCACTTAGAAAAAATGGAATTACTAAAGCAAGAAATGGTAATGCTGAAAGACAAGAAGAAATGTTGAAAGCAGAAGAATCATTTATTGAATTATACAACGATATAATTTCCAATAAAAATTATAAAGGAGTACTATTACCAAATGAATTAAATGATAAAACAAAACATTTTAAATATGGTATGGTATTTAGATGTGTTAGTCACAACGATTCATTAAACTTTAGACCAGTTCTTTATACTTATATGGATATTGTTCCGTTTTTAGATTATCAATATGATCCTGAATGTTTACAGATACCTAAACATATTCAAGATAAAATACTTGTTCATAATGCAAATGAAATTGATGAAAAAATAAAATATTTCAATGAAAATGATAATGAACGAATTACGGTATTAAATGAACTAAAAGAACTTTTTGAAATAAACGAATACATAAATAATACACATAACAAAATTATAGAACAGGTTAAAAAAATAATTCCAGAATTTCCTGGGATTTAATAATACTTTAAACATAATTTTGTTATAATAAAATAAAAAAGGATGGACCGTGTATAATAAAAGTATAGTATGCGACATTGATGACACTATAAGTTTTACCACAAATCGGGATTGGGCTGGTGCAACGCCCAATATCCCATTAATCCAAAAATTAAATAAATTATATGATGAAGGTTGGGAGATTAATTTCTTTACAGCAAGAGGTACTTTATCATGTAATTCTAGAGAAGAGGCTGAAGCAAGATATGGGCCAGGTATTATTGAATACTTCAAAAAACATGGTGTTAAATACCATAAACTATCTTTTCAAAAACCTTTAGCACAATATTACATTGATGATAAAGCAATTACTCCTGAAGATTTTATTGAACTTGAAATTGAGACACTTAAAGGTGGATTGTCTGGTGCTATTATTGAAAGACGAGGTAATAAAGTTTTCAAAACAGCAAAAAATTCATTAGAAACAGCTGCTTGGTACAATGATGCTAAACATATTGTAAAAACATTAAAAGTTCATTCACTTGTTGGAGAAACATTATGTATGGATTTTATTCAAAAAACAGATGAACCAACAATTAATCAAATGGAATTTATAATTGATAGATTTAAAGAAGTACCTGAAGTTTACGATTTTGCTACATATATTGATAGAATTAGTGAACATATGAATATCTATAATCCATCTTACTTTGAGTTTGTAATCAATAAATTAAATGATAACATTGATTTTTTTAATAGTAATAAATCATTTTGTCACGGAGATATGTCATTAGATAATATGATTAATAATAATGGTATTCTATATTTGATAGACCCGATTAGACCTAAAGGATTATATAGTTCTTGGTTACTTGATGTTGCTAAAATTTTACATTCAGCATTTAGATTTAACTACCCATTCGTTTATCTACATTTCATAAATAAGTATAAAGATATAGCTGATAAACTAATTTTGCTTGAATTGACACATTGGATTAGAATGAGAAAATATAGCACAGATAAACAAATGATTGATGATAGAATTGAATACCTTTTAAAGGAAATTGATGTTAAGTAAAATTTTTGAATTAAAAAATCAAGGTAAACGAATTGGTTTTACCGCAAGTACATTTGATGTACTCCACGCAGGACATATAGCAATGTTAGCTGAAACGAAAGCAAGATGCGATTTTTTAGTAGTTGGATTATTAACTGACCCAACAATTGATAGAGATTATAAAAATAAACCTGTACAATCTACATTAGAACGATGGGTTCAAGTTTCAGCGGTAGAATCTGTAGATATGATTATTCCTTTTGATACTGAAAAAGATCTTGAAGATATGATAAATCTAATTAAACCGCATATTAGAGGTGTTGGTGAAGAATATAGAAATGTTGAATTTACAGGTAAACATATTGAAGGAGTAGATATTTTTTATAATACAAGAAGTCATTCATTCAGTACGTCAGAATTAAGAGAAAGAATTGTTAAAGCAGGTTCTGTTAAACCAACGGCTGTCCGCCCAACGGGTCCTAAAGAAACATAAATATTATATAATAAAATAAAAGGAATTTAATGAAGATTGTAATTACAGGTGGCACGGGTTTTGTTGGAACAAATCTTTTACCACTTTTATCTGAACATAATGTAGTTTTGATTGATAATTTAAATCAATCAGTATATGTACCAGAATTCCATAGTAAAGCTAAATTTTATCTTGCTGATATTAAAGATGCTGATATTATGAATAAAATTTTTCAAGCAGAAAAACCTGATGTGGTATTTCATTTTGCTGGATTAGTATCAATTTATGACTGTCATAAAAATCCTGTTAGCACAGCTGAAAATAACATTATTGGTTCTATTAATGTATTTGATGCAGCATTAAATTCAGGATGTAATCGTGTAATTTTTTCTGAAACATCAGCTGTTTATGAAAATTGCGAATTACCTGAAAAAGGTTATAATGAATCTCAATCAAATCCAACAACAATGTATAGTACATCAAAAGCAGCTGTTGCTTTAATTGCTGAATCATACGCAAGAACAAGAGGATTGAAATATACTGCATTGAGATATTTCAATATTGCTGGTCCAATTCAAGATTATAAAAGAACAGTTCCACCATTATTTGCTGGAGTTGCATTGAGATTACTTGGTGGAAATAATCCAATTATTTTTGGAGATGGTACAAGACGAAGAGATTTTATACATGTTGATGATGTAAACAAATTTCATATTCAATGTTTAACTGATGAAAGAACAATAAATCAAACATTTAATCTAGGAACAGGGCAACATAGTTCACTATTTGAAATTGCAGAAATAATTCATAAATATCTTAATATTAAAGAAGAATTAAAATATGATTTTCTACCTGAAATTAATGGAGAAGCTCATACTATTTTTGCTGATATTTCAAAAGCAAAATCATTAGATTGGATGCCAACAAAAACAATTGAAGATGAGATTTACGATACATTGGATTATCTTAAAATTGAAATTCAAAAAGGTAATGTTAAACCATCAGAATTTATGAAAAATTTAGATACATCAAAAATTAAAATTTAAGGAGGATAGATTGGGAAAAACATATTTAATTGGTAAAATCGGTAAATCAGTAAAATTTAATCCAAATACTTGGACTGGATTAGGTGGTGATGTTGAAGCACCAACATTATTCACTAAGATGGCTGAATTAAATCCCGATGATACATTTGTTATTATTAGCGGTAACGATTTAGATAAATCAAGAGAAAAAATGGACTTACCAAACAATTTAGTTAGTATTTATGAAAATTGTACTAAAGATGAACGAAAAGATAAGTATTATATTGCTAATAAATTAAAAAATGTTAAAATTGATGGATGTTTTTTAATGTCAGGACCAACTGGTAGTACAAACATAGTTGAAGCATCATATACAAGGAAAGAACTTGAAAAGGGTATTAAACAATATGCGAAGGTTCTTGAAGTATTTCAAAATTATGTACAGCAAATGTATGTATTTTTAAATGAATCTAATATTCCTTGGACATTGATTGTAAATGATCCTAGATATACACAACTTGGAAGAGACTTAATTAATCCGCCAAAGAATATTCTATCTCAATATAATGAAGATATTGTATTAAAACATTTTAAAGATTTTGAACATCAAGAGACACTTTTACAAACAAAAATCAATGCAACATATGCAGGTATGGAAAAAATATTTTTGCTTGGTTCGAAAAAACCTAAATTTGAAGATTTTAATAAATCTATAGGAAAATTAATTATTCCTTTGAATGAAGGTAATAATGGTGTTAAATCAAGATATAATGAATTAAAAAAATATGTACTTGATTTTGTTCCTGATGCTGAAATTTATGGTAAATGGGATGAAGCAACTATTCAAGACGATAATAGATTTAAAGGAACTATGCCATACCATGAATTACAAGAATTGCTTTATAAATCGGTGAAATATAGTTTTATGATTAGTATTTCTGAAGGTTGGGTTACAATGAAAATTTGGGAATTTATTTCTAATGGTGTCATTCCATTTATGCATCCTAATTATGATACACAAAATAATTGTAAAGTACCTGATTTTATCAAAATTAAAAATCCTAAAGATTTACAAGAAAAAATAGAATTCCTTGAAAATAATCCAGGTGAATATGAAAAATTACTAAAAGAATGTTTATCATTAATTACTGATGGCGATATTGATGGCACAACGATGTGGAATACATTTATGACGAATGTACCAGTTGTAAATAAATTAGGATCTGAATATACAGAACTATATAAATCAACTATTAAAGAAAAGGAAATTAATGCCAAACAAACAGCAAATCTCGATGACTGGTAATATAAAATGGGTTGTAGCACAACCTCTAATTGGTGGGATGCCAATTGGTTTTCAAAATGCATTTGGTTGCCCTCCTGCGGCAATCATTACTGCTGGATTTGGGAATGATAACCATTACATTAAATACTTAAATGAAACACACAACTTAAATGTTCCAATTATTAATATGGAAACAGATTATGAAACATTTAAATCTGAAGAAGATGAAATTCTATATAACAAAATATGTAAAGATATTGATGTTATGATGCACGTTGCAGTTTGTGCAGGATTATCTATGCTTAATGCATGTAATTCTGATTGTAGTACAAAACGAAGAGGTGATGCAGACAATGACCAAAATCAGAATATGTATAATCTAACAAAACTTGGTATGAGGATGAATGCAAAAGTAGTATGTTTTGAAAATGCTCCTGCTGCATATACGAAATCTGGTGAAGGTGTTGTAGATAGATTAAAAGAAATTGCTGAAGGGTTCAATTACACTACACAATTATTCAAAACTGATACATTATGGCACGGCATACCACAATCAAGAAAAAGAACATTTATTATGTTTTATAGAGATACAAATCCTGCTTTATTTAATTTTGAACATAAAGATTATGTGTTATTATCTGATTATTTAGATTTAGTTAATGAATCAATGATACATTATAACCAAAACATTGTTGATGATTCTAAAGATGCGTGGTATGATTTTATCTTAGATTACAGTAAAACAAATACATATATGGAAGCAATGAAAAAAATTGCACCACATAAAACAACTTGGACAGCTCAGGCATTAACGGATTATATTGGATTTGAAAAAGCAATTGAATTCTTTGAGAAAAAATTCAAAGAAACACAAGATGCAAAATATACTAAAGCAATTAGAATTGCTAATCATTGTATTGCTAAAATTAAAGACAATAAAGGTTATTGGGATTCATCAACATATTTAGCGAATGATGGAAAATTCATTAATGCAGTAATTTCAAAAAATGTTCATAGATGTTTACATCCTACTCAAGAAAGAGGATTGAATATTAGAGAACTATTACATTTAATGGGAATGCCTCACGATTTTGAAATGATTGAAGCTAAAAAGAATTGGAATCATATTTCACAAAATGTTCCTGTAAAAACCGCAACATTTATTGGTTCACAAATTAAACTTTATCTTGAACATAAATTAGCAATCTCAAAAACTGATTTTGTAAAACAAGATAATATTGGTGGAAGAACTGATGTAGGAAGTATAGAATATTTAGCTGAAGAATGGTAATTTTAGTTATCGTTTAAACTTAGTTTAACCTTAGTTTTGATATAATTATAATATAAAAAATCAAAACAAAAAGTAAACAACATGACAAAATATAACCAAATCACTAAAGAAATTATTGATGCAATCAATAAAATTCAAATATTTGAAGACAAGAAACAGTATCTTTTAAATATTATAGCTCCAGTAATTTATGATGGTAAAAACGATAAAGATTTTCATTTGGCAAAATTAAGAAACCAAATACGTGATTGTCAATCTCCTACTAGATTTGAGTTTATTATTTGGAATATGTTATTATCTGGTAATAAACAACCGGCGAGAATATAATTATGGAAAAGATAAGATCATATAATAAATATGGCCTAATTGGTCTTTGGGAAGAAGTGAGTAAAAAACATAAAACAGATGATGCTATATTAGATGCAATCTATAAAACATACGGTAAAGAACAATGGGAACAAAAATGTAAAGAATTAGGATTTAATTCTCCTAAACATTCACAATCTATACCACTTACCGCACAAACAAGTAATAAATCAACAATGATTGGTAAGAAATTCAAATTATCTACAGTTCCACAAGAAGTTATTGATGCAGGAATGATTGAGGGTAATATAATTTGGAATTCTAAATATGCTCAAAAAGCAGCGCTTTCAGGTAAACAAAGAACAAGAGATGATATTATTAACGATGCAATATTAGGTAAGTGTGGAGAGTATTTAATTAAGAAACATTTTAATTATATTGAAGATACCGAAAAATGGCACGATTTAATTTCACCAGAAGGTGTTAGAACAGAGATTAAAACTTGGAGAAAATCTACACTTACTAGAAGAATGATAGATGACCAAGTTAAAAAAATTTCAAATAGAAAATACGATAAGAAAAAATGGTTCTTTAGTACAAAAATGATAGTTATAGTTTATAATGAACGAAATGATGAGTACGAAATTGAAGGCATTTACGATATTTAATAAAAAATATATTATAATAAACAAAAAAGGAATAATATGGCTGAATGGAACAGTTGTGCTGATTTAACAAAAAAACCTGAATTTACGGAAGGTGTAAATAAATATAATGAACTTTTAGAAAATGGAAGAGATCCATTTGAATATATGTTATCAATGCAATTTGACCTTCAAATAGCGTTGGCAAATAAAAGTCCTGAACATAACCCTTACCCTAATGAACTTGAAACAATTGGACAAAAATTTAATTGGTTAAGAGAAAATAAGCAAGCGTTTGACGATGAATATAGAGAAGTAATTGATGCTTTACCTGGTATGAATACACCAGAAAAAGATAGATCTGCAGTTTGGAAACGATGGAAAACAAAATACAATGATATTCGTTCAAAGACATTTAATGATTTAACAGAAGATGAGATTAAAGAATTGAAATTTGAACTAACAGATTCTTTCCACTTTTTTATGAATATGTTCTTTGCACTTGATATGGATGCAAGAGAAATGTTTATTTACTACTATGTAAAAAATGCCGAAAATCATAGACGAGCAACCAACGGATATTAGCATTATAAATACAATCAAAATGAGGTAAATTATGAATAAAGATTGGCGATTAATAATTGAACATTTTGATAGTATTTTATCAGCTCAATGTGTTAATAATGAAGTTTTTGTAACTGGTATCAAAGATGGAAAAGACGAGACAATAATCAAGGAATTTTCTTCTATGGAAATTGCTGAAGAAGTTTCTTTAAAGGTATCATATTTCATTGGTATTTAATATTAGTTTAAAGTTATTTTGATATAATAAAATAAAAAAGGCTAACAATGAATATTATTAAATTTATTCCACAAGAAGTATCTGCATTAACTCTTGATACATTAATTGAAGAAAACTTTGTTGACTTTACAATTAATACAATAGATAATGAAAAACTGATAACATCTGCTGTTTATATTGATAATGAAGATAAACTTGAATGGTTCTATAAAGGACCAAAACTTTTTATAAAATTTAATGACATTCATTATAATTAAACTAAACTAATCATTAATGCCTTGATAAATAATAATAAAGAGGCATTAATGAAATCTACTAACCAAGAATTCACAAATTACATATACCTACAAATAATCAATGAAGCACTTAGAATTGTTAAAAAGAAATGGGAAGATTCATTAGGTGATTATAAAATTGAATATAATGATGTTGAAAAACATCAGTTACTTTCAAGAATCATCGACAGAACCGGTGTATCAATTAATGATATGAAGAAAAAAATCTTTAATGCAATTAAAGAAGTGGTTAATAAACTTGATAATAAAGAAATAACACAAAAATCAATGCTTGAATTTAACTTCACAAAAAGCTTATTCAAATTACTAATTATGGTAAATCCTGAAAATAAATACATTAGAATTTCATCTGTACTTGGTAAAGATATGAGTACAAAAAATACAATTCCTTTTAAAATAGATGAATCATTTTTAATAGAAGAATTATCATTTAAAGAAATCAAAGATAAGTATAAAGATGACTTTAGTAAAATTAATGTATATGAGTATGATGATAAAATTTCAATTGACTTAATAATAGCAAAAGAAAAAAATCAAGGCAAAGGAACTGCATTAATGACAGATATTTGCGAATATGCTGATAACACAAATAAAACAATAGTTCTTTCACCATCAAGTGAATTTGGTGGAAATAAAAGAAAATTAATTGACTTCTATAAAAGATTTGATTTTGTTGAAAATAAAGGTAAAAATAAAATATTTGGAATTTTTGAGTCAATGTACAGATTACCAAAATAATTTAAACTTAGTTTAAACTTGTTTTGATATAATTATATAAATTAATTCAGAAAGGCTAAAAATGTATAATCAAGTAGAATTCGTTAAAAGTATAACAGATGATCTATATGCTAAAATAGACGAATATCAAAAACAAGTACATAATCTTTTAGATCTAAAAATAGAGTTACTTGATTATATTATAGATTTACGAACAAAAGAAAAAACTGACAGTGAGAATGCAATTTTAAATAAAATATCTTCAATTATAACAAAGGAACGAAAATGAAAGTGGCAATTAACAATGATTTTGGAGGATTTAGTCTTTCAGATAAAGCATTTGAAATGCTCTTAGATAGAAAGGGAATTGAGTGGGAAAAATGTGAAGATAAATTATCAAGTTATTATTATGAAAAAGGTCATTTAAATGATGATAACTTCTATATTTGTAGTTATGATAAGTATGAAGATAGGGGAGATAAAGATCTAATATCAATAATAGAGGAACTAGGTGAAGATTCTTGGGGTAATTATGCATCATTGAAGATTGTTGAGATTCCCGATGATGTCAAATGGGAAATTAAAGAATATGACGGTTCTGAATGGATTGCTGAAGTCCATAGAACTTGGAGATGATCATTCTATAGATTAATAAATATTTTGATATAATAAAACAAAAAGGAAGGATATGATTTTTGATTCATCAAAATCAGTTTGGGAACATAAATACAAACCACAAAGAATTGAGGATTTAATTATCCCTCAAGAAATTAAAATTAAACTTTTAAATTACACAAAATCACAAAACATACCAAATATCGGATTATTCAGTTCAAATCCTGGAACCGGTAAATCATCAACAGCAAATGCCATTTTAAAAGAAATCAATGGTGAAGCACTTTGGATTAATGCATCTTATGAAAAAGGTATTGATGTCCTTAGAGGTAAAATTCAAAAATTTGCTTCATCAGGTTCATTTGATGATAACATTAAAATTGTAGTTATGGATGAGTTTGACCACTTCTCAAAAGACGGACAAGCTGCGTTCCGTGGATTCATTGATGAATTTTCACAAAACTGTAGATTTATCTTTACGGGTAATTACAAAGAAAAGATTATTGAGCCTCTTCTTGACCGATTGGAAATCTATGATTTTAATTCATTTAGTAAAGAGGAAATGATTAAACCTATCTTTGAACGTCTAAAATGGATTTTAGAAAATGAAAAGATACAATATAATCCTAAAGATCTTGTTCCTGTAATTAATACATATTATCCTCGTGTTCGTTCTATGGTTGTTGCTTTACAAAAATTCAGTAAAGATGGTACATTTACAGTTAATGAACATGAACTTGATGATGTTAATGTATTTGATAAGGTTATGAAATATGTAAATATTAATACATATACTGATATGATTATTGAAGTAAATAAATTAAATGGGCCGGATAATATGTATTCTTATCTATACGCAAATGCAGGTAAATATTTTAAACCTGAAGTATATCCAAATGTTGTACTTATTATTGCTAAATATCAACATATGTCAGATTCAGTCAGAGATAAACAGTTGAACTTAGCAGCTTGTTTAACTGAATTAATGAAATTGAAAGGATAACTATGAAAGCAAGCGAAATTATTTTAAAATACCCAAATCTATTTGGAGAACCACCATTTAACCCAATGCAGACACTTATTGGTTTTGGCTTTGATTGTGGTGTAGGTTGGCACCCAATTCTTGAAGAACTTTTTCAAAAGATGGATAAACTTCAAAAAGAACAAGAATTTGAAATAAAAGTAACACAGGTTAAAGAAAAATTTGGTGGACTTAGAGTTTATGTCGATGGTGCTACTGATGATGTTTATAAATTAATTAATGAAGCAGAAGATAAAGCTTCAAAGACCTGTGAAGTTTGTGGCCAACCTGGTACATTACAACGCGACGGTTGGTACGCAGTAAGATGCGAAGAGCATAAATAAAATAAAGGAGGAATTAATGGATTTAATGGGAACACTTGGAATATTTGACATATTAATGTATTATATATTATTTGCTGGTATTTTTTTAATAATTAATGGCATTGTTGCTGGTTACAATAAAAGAGATATTACAAACAATGATATGATTGATGCTATTCTTTGGCCAATTTCAGTTAGTATTTTATTTGGCTTAATAACAAGATTATTAACAGAAAAATATGCAGATTATAAAATTACTAAATCAAAAACAAAAGGAAAAAAATGAAAAATAGATTGTTAATATCTCATAATTCTGATGATCTAACTGCAGAAGATGCTATTATAATTTCTAATGATATTAATGATGGGTTTATATATTCAGCAATAGATATTCTAATTAAGGAATCTGAATTTAAACATTTTATTAATGATGTTGAAGAAAAATATGGTACACTTTCTGTTTATGATTACTCACAAAGCAAAACAAATATCTTTAAAAGATATAAATCTGATAGAATGAGAATTTATACAAATGGAAATTCTCTTGAGATATTTACATCAATATATGCCACCACTGAAGATGATTTACAAGATTTGTGGAATCTTATTATTAAATATATTAAAGATGAAAATAGTACATGTCTTTATTTTTGCACATATTATATTGGAGCAAATGGTGTTGCAGATGAAACAAAAATAATTAAAGAAGATTCATTAAATTATATTTCAAAATCATATTATCCTTACATTGATACAGATATTATGTTTGAACAGTTTTTTACCGGAGATGAAAATATATTACTTGTAGTTGGAGAACCTGGTTTAGGTAAATCAAAAATGAGTTCACTTGCTTTGAAATATGCATTTAGTAATACTAACAAATTACCTTATGATAAACTTGATGAAAATAGTACATTAGATAATCAATTTATTTCAGTTGCCTATGCAAAAAGTTCAGAAGTAATTTCAAGTGATAAATTTTGGAGAATGATTGGTTCTGTTAAAAATGACTTTGTTATTCTTGATGACCTTGATTATATGCTGACGAAAAGAAATTCAGAAGTGATGTCATCTGAAGACCAAATTAAAAATAATTTTTTAAATCAATTTTTATCATTTACAGATGGTGTAGAGAAAAATAAAACTAAATTCATTATAACAACAAATCAAGATTATGATGATATAGATACTGCATTGCTTAGAAAAGGTAGATTATTTGACATAATTGAACTTAGAAAATTAAGTGCAGATGAAGCATTAAAAATTTGGAAAGAAAATAATCTTGAGGAAAAAGAATTTAAGACAATTTTTACAACACATGAAATTTTACCTGCTGACCTTGGTTCAGAAATTTCAAAAAGACACAATAAAAGAATTGCCTCTGCAACAAAATCATATTTACTTGAAGATGGTATTAGTAAAGTTAAAAAAGCTGGAAGATCTAAAAAGATTAAAATGTGAAAAACATGAAAAATTGGTATTTTAAAAAGACATTATTTGGAATGATATTAATGGTTAAAAGAAAAAAACCAGATATTGCTCCAGGTATATGGTTATATTATTGGGATAAAGCAACAGAAGCTGAATCCCAGGAATTTTCAGAAAATGTGGAAAGACTTTCCATTTATAAAGAAATTATTGATAAAGTTAAAGATTCAAACCCGGAGGTTTTAATATGATTCAAGCATTAGAAATAAATGATATCGACTCTTTAATTATTCCTAGAATAAAGGACAGTTTAAGAACAGATCATTATCTTTTTTCTGAATTGTTTAGAAATTATTTGCTTTTAACATTTAGAATTTCAGAAGAAGAATTTAGAGAAATAATTAAAGATAAATTCCCAGAAAAATATATTTAACTAACTTTATAATATAATACAAAAAAGATAAAAGGATAGATATGAAATTATTTGAATCTTCTTGGAGAGATGGTTTTTCTTTCTACGAAAGATATTATGATACTCAACTCAAAAAATCAATTAAAAAACAAATTGATTTACCTTATGAATGGTATGAACCGCTATCAACCGGAATCTACACAAGCATTCTTGACGAAACAATCAGATTAGATAAAAAACAAGGCAACTCTAAAGATGGTAAAGAACATTATGGTTTCTTAGACCCAATGTATAGAAATATTCGAGATAATTATTGGAATAAAGATGCATATAATCTTGACCCTAATATTTGGTATCTGGATATTGAAACGCGCGTGAGTACTTGTAGTACAGGTTTTCCTGTTCCAGAAAAGGCAGCAGAGCCAATTTCATTAATGCAATTTTTTGATACAAATACGGATGTGATGTATGTTTTAGGAACAAGAGATTGGAAACATCAAGATGATTATAATTTTGACTATACGGTTAAATATGTAAAATGTAAAAATGAAGTTGAAATGTTGGAAACATTTTTAACATTGTTTAAACACTTGGATCCATTAATCATCTATGCTTGGAATGGCGTTGGATTTGACTACCCATACATTTATAACAGATTAAAAAATCTTGGTCTTGATGCAAATAGATTATCTAATTATGGAAAAACAAAATTAACAGAATCAGAATTTCAAGGTAAAACCGAATTTTCATTTAATGCAGATGGACATTTTTTTATTGACCTAATGGATGTTTATAAAAAGTTTGTGTTTAGCCCAAGACCATCATATTCATTGGATACTATTTCTGAAATTGAGTTAGGTGAAAGAAAAGTACAGCATACAGAATACGTTGGGTTTGATGATTTTTACACAGGTAAATATGTTATTCCACAAAATCCAACTGATGAACAATTGAATTCTAAAATCTATCAAGAAGCCATTAAAAATGGAGTCAATGATGAGGTAAAGGAATTATCACACTCAGAATTCGTTTATTATGGTATTAAGGATACATACCTAATTAAAAAAATTGATAATAAGCTTAATTTTACAGCATTGATGAATATGATTGCTGAAAAAATGGGAGTACAAATTGGTGATTCTATGGGTACAGTTAAACCTTGGTCACAATATATTTTGAATAAGTCTCATTTGAAAAAACAAATTATGCCACAACGAAAAGAATTTGATAATCCGCATGTTGTCGGCGGTTATGTTCGTGACCCAAATAAAGGTAAACATAAATGGGTAATTTCAGCTGACGTTAACTCAATGTATCCATTACTTGGAATGGTTGGATTTAATATGAGTCCTGAAACATTTGTTCCTAAATATAAATTACCTGAAACATTAAGAGATTTGGTTTTATCATATTTTAATGACCAAGATGAAGAAGCAAGATTAACATTAGATTCTGAAATATGGAATGCGGTAACATATGAATTACAAGAAAACAATTTAGCGTTAGCAATTAATGGTGCAGTATTCAGTAAAGATAAGCTTGGAATGGTTCCTGAAATGGTTCAAGCAATTTATGACTCTAGAAAACAAGCTAAAAAAGTTATGTTCAAATATGAACAACAGAAAATTTTAATAAAACAAGTATTAAAATATAAAAAGGATAATCAGTGAATCTAACAACACAAATGAATCTTGAGGATGTTATCATTACTCAAGAAGATTTGTCTGATATGAAACCTGTTAAATTTCATGATTACTGTAAATTTGAATATCAATTTTGTGATGTTTGTAATAATATTAAGAAGATGCATAACTTTGTAGATAAAAAGAAAAAAATTAGATTTAATGTTTGTAAAAGATGTATAGGTATAATAGATACTTATATGGTATTTAAAAAAGGATTAGTATGAAAGAAGTATTAGAATATACCAAAGAAGAATTGGAACAACTATCAATTTCAGAATTAGAGGAATTAGCTAAACAAGCAGAAAATGCAGAAAATCTATGGAATACCCGACAGCTTGTTGAAAAAACTTTGATTAACTCACTTTATGGTGCAATGGCAAATAAATGGTTCCCACTATTCAATGAAGATATGGCTGCGGCAATTACTGGTAATGGTAGATATTTTATTCAAAAACTTGCTATTAATATTGAAGATACATTACAAAAAATGTTGCCACAGGAAAAACCGTATATTGTGTACGGAGATACAGATTCGTGCCTTGGGTCGACATTAGTTAAAACTGATAATGGCGATATTAAAATCGAAGATTTATTTGACAAATTAGATGGTAACATTGAATTTAGAGGCAAAGATAATTATATACTGCATGTAACAGATAAAATTAATGCTGCTTCTGTTTCTAAAAAACAAGAACTTCAATATAATAAAATTAATTATGTTATGAAGCATAAAGTTAAAAAAAGAATGTATAAAATTAAATGTAATGGTGACGAAGTTACAATTACTGAAGACCATTCTATGATGGTTGTAAGAAATGGCGAACTTATTGAAATTAAACCAAAAGATATTGAAAAAGAAGATAAATTAATTAAAATTGTTTAAATTTATTACTGTTTCTGTTTATTATTTTATAAATATAATAAAAGGAATCTGTATGAAATATACAATTTATAAAACAATTAATTTAATTAACGACAAATATTACATCGGTATGCATAGAACACTAGAACCAAATGATAATTATTTAGGTTCAGGGGTTGCTCTTAATAAAGCTATTAAAAAATATGGGAAAGATAATTTTAAGAAAGAAGTTCTTTTTATATTTGAAACTGAAAAAGAAATGCAAGATAAAGAAAAGGAATTAGTAAATGAACTTGTTGTTAATGACATACAATCATATAATATGACTTTTGGTGGTGAAGGATCTTGGAGCCATATAGATTCTTCTGGTGATAATAATCCAAATTATGGTAAAGCCCTTTGGAAGAAAGGAAAATCCCAAGAGGAGATTGATGAGATTAATAGAAAAAGAGCATCTAAAGGCGAAAAAAATGGAATGTTTGGAAAAACACATACAGAAGAGGCTAAAACTAAAATAATTGCAGGTAATAAAGCTTGGTTAGAAACAGAGGATGGAAAAGCAGCAAAGAAAAAACAAGGGGAAGAACTTTCAAAACGAATGAAAGGAAAACCTAAATCAGAAGAACAAAAAAGAAAAATGTCAGAAGCAGCAAAAGCAATATGGGCAAAAAGATTAAATGAAAATTAAATATAATTAAAATAAAGGATCGAAATGATAGAAGTATTTGATAATTTTGAAATAGAGGATTTAGGTATACAAGAAGAATGGGTATATGATATCGAAGTAGAAGATAATCATAATTTCTTTGGGAATAACATTTTAATACATAATTCCGTCTATTATCACATAGAACCATTCGTTAATTTGTATAAAGATAAAAATCCAAATCTTTCAATTAATGAATATGTAGATTGGGCCGATTCATTTGAGAAAAAAGTAATTCAACCGACTATTGAAAGAACTATTAATGATTTTGCATATCAACTTAATGCATATAATAAAGATAAAATCGGTGCTGAACGAGAAATCATTGCAGATACAGCCGTATTTACAGCAAAGAAAAAATATTATGCAAGAGTTAGAGATTCTGAAGGAACAAGATATTCTGAAAGCGATCCTAAAATTAAAGTTATGGGTTTAGAGATTATTAAATCAAGTACACCAAAATGGTCTCAGAAAAAATTAAAAGAAGCAATTCCACACATCTTAGATAAAGATGAAGTTGACCTTAGAAATTGGGTTAAAGTAATTAAACAAGATTTTAGAAAAGCAAACTTAAATGATATTGCATCAGTTGGTGGAGTATCAAGAATTGATTACAATCTTAATGATAAAGGTGTGCCAATCGGTTCACGGGCAGCAATAGTACATAATACATATATTAAAAACAATCATTTGGAAGATAAATATGCTCCAATTCAAGCAGGTGATAAGTGTAAACGGTTATTCCTTACTACACCAAATATGTTTAGCAGTGAAATTGTTGCATTCACAAATGAATTATTTACTAAAGAATTAGAATGTTGTATTGATTATGATACTAATTTTGAAAAGAATTTTCTTAAACCATTATATCTTATGGTTGAGCCTCTAAATTATGATCTTGAAAAAGAAACTGAATCATTAGATGACTGGTAATAATCAGTCGTTTAATCAAACTTTAAACTTAGTTTTGATATAATTATTAAAATAAAACAAAAAGGCTAAACAATGCAAAATATTCAATTTCCAAAATCTGTAAGACAATCTGTTAAAGGTGAACCAAAATGTAAAATCATTGGTGAATATGTTGTAGTAAATAAAGGTAATTTTAAAAATGGTAATACTAAATACAGTACTTGTAAAATAGTTCAAGTATCTCCAACTGGTATTTATTGTGATAATGATGAATTTTATTCATTGGATTTATTTTAAGGAAATATATGGCTAAGTTAGATTCTCAAATTGTATCGTTAATCAATGATACAATTATAGATCTTGGTAAATATCAAGGATATTGCCAAGCTACAACTTATAATTCTGAAACTATTATAAGAATATCAAATCAAATGGTTGAAGCATCTGAATTTTTTGATTTATTAAAATTGAATAAAAATAAAAATAGATGGTTGTATAATGAAGTATTTGAAAATAATGTAGAGTATTTAATTTAAGAATATAAAGGAAAAAGATGTTTAAAACTATAATGTCAGCATTAGATAAAAATAAAAATCCATCTGATGTTGAAATTAATAAAATTCCTTCATTTATTTTTTGTAAGTGGTTATCTGGTAATCCAAATACAATTATGGCAGCAAATCAAATAAATCGTTATTCTGATATACCAATGTTAAATCAATATAATATGATTAAATCTGCATTTGGAGGAAAAATAAAATATATTCCATATCCAAAAATTGAAAAAGAAGATACATCTAAAAAAATTGAATATCTAATGGATTATTTTAAAATTTCTAGTGAAAAAGCTAGAGATTATTTGGAAGTCATATCTTCTGATGAAATAAATAAAATTGTAGATATGTATACAGAATATGAATTGAAAGGAAAAAAATGAACGATGAACTGATTGTGATGACTCATAACGATTTAGACGCGCTAGGTTGTATGTTGAATATTGAATATAAATGGCCGCAAGTTAGAAAAAAATACTTCCACACAAATTATGCAAATATAACTCAAATTGTAGATGATATTGAGGATTATGCAAGAAGAAACAAAAATACCCATATTTTAATTCCAGATGTTTCATTTAGTACTGCTAAAGAACATTTGAAACGATTATATAATATTGGAAAATGCACAGTTATAGATCATCATTTATACCCAGATGGGTTTTGGGATGAATTTCCTGATATGAAAGTTATTCACGATAAAACAAAATCAGCAACATTATTATGTAATGAACATCTTGGAAATAAAGGTAAAAATCAAAATTTAGATAATCTTTCAACATTAATAGATGTATATGATATTTGGCAAGTTAAAAATAAACATTTTGATACTGCTCAAGACCTTAATGAATACTTTTGGCAATATGATATTGGATATCTTTGTAATGAAATTATCCAAAATGGATATAAATTACCTAAAAACTATTTATCAGTAGTAGATAAAATTCATCAAAATTTTAATGAAGCAATAGATAAATTTGAAAAAAGAAAATTGATTCATAGAGCTGGAGAAATTACAATTTGTTTCGTTGATGAATGGTTTAATCAAATTTTAGTTAAAGAAATGAAAAGAGGTAAAAATTTTGTAATTGGCGCAAATAGTCATGGCATTATCAAAGTTAGAATTTCTGAGGATTCACCTTATACAGATGAACAAAAAAATAATCTTAGAATTTCATTAACTGGTACAGCTGATATTGGGCATATGAATGCATTTACATATAAGATGAAAGAACAAGTTTCATTTGATAATTTAATGAAAGAAATTCAAAAAGTAACTAAAGAAATTGAAAGGACAATGCAATGATTAACCATTTAGGGATTGATTATATACAGCCAAAGGTATTTCTGTTAAATGAGTCAGGTATAGGTTCAGCTGAATTTGCAGCAAGGACCTGTTATGATTCTTTTGATAGTAGTGAAAATGAACATATTAAATATTTAAATCAAATTTTAGATAAAGACCCTGATTCTGTATTATTGCATAATGCAATTAGTTCAGTTAAACATATAGAAAATTCTGATTTACTTGGTGATTTGGCTTGGACATACCATCATCATAGTATTTTGGAACATGCGTCTTTAACATATTTAATAAAAGGCACAAGTAGAGGTGTATTACAAGAACACGCAAGACATAGAATTCAAGCAATTTCTGTTAGAAGTACCAGATATACTATGCAAGGAATTCTTAATATTTTTATTGCTGATAGAAAACAAGGAAACAATAATCCAACTTTTTTTGCTAATGAAATTAAAAAATTAGACATGTTTGTATTGTCTGGACCAATGTTAGAAGTTGAAATTCAACAAATGAAAGAAAAGTTACTTGTACATTTAGATTTGTTAGGTTACGATGCATTTATTGATTTAGCATTAGGAAAAGAAGCAAAAGAAATATATAACAGTAAAGTACTTTGGACTAAAGAAGAATTATTAAGTACATTAAACAATGCAAAGAAAAAAAGAAATGTTGGAGATGCATTTAAATATATTGTAACTGATAATTGGAAAGTTGATATGGTAGTAACATTTAATTTAAGAAGTCTTAAAAATTATTTTGATTTAAGAGATTCTGGCGCTGCATATTTTCAAATTAGATGGTTGGCTCAAATGATGAAAGATATAACTCCAATTAAATATCTTAAATTAATTGATAAAAAATACAAATGAAGATGAAAGATATATTAGATGAGTTGGAAACATTAAAATCCAACTCAATATATAATTATGAATATAAGTATATTAAAGAAATTATTTGGGATGATGAAAGAAATTCTAAATATGGAAACGATAGAAATGGGTATGAAAAATACAAACAAGAAGATACCAATACTTATATAACATTTTCAGGCAAAACATCATTAAGAATTGTTGAAGATAGAACAACTGGAGAAATAGTTGGATACATAGCAGAATCAGAATGTAAAGATAAATCTGAGAAAAGAATTTATGAACTTCGGGATTTGGCTAAAAAAGAGTTTTATAATGCACTTGGTGTTACTAATATCAGTGAATTTGAGTTTTGGTATAATGAATATTATGATACACACGATTTTAGAAATTCATCATATACTATAGTTTTTAACCAAATTAAACAATTAATTAATATAGTAAAAAGATATAATGAAGATGAAGATTTTAAAAAATTTATAGATAAAATAAAAGGATAATAGTTGAAAAATTTTAAATTTTATTTTGGAGGAATTTTAATAATTATAGGTCTTATTCTAACCGGAATATCAACTTTAGTATTATTTGGTACATTTATATATGATTTAGTCAAAACAGATATGTCATTAATAAATATATTTTTAGATGCAATAGGTAATTGGATATCTATTGGTATAACATCGCTTATATTAATTATATTGGGTGCCATAATAAGATCATGAGTATATATCACATAAATCTAGATAGTATGGGGGATATATGGTATTCTCTTCCTGTACTAAGAAAAATATCGGAATTAACAGGGAAAAAACTAGATGTACTTAATTCTTGTCCTGTATTGAATGATATCCTAAAGAGATATGATTTTATTAATAGCGTTAATGATTTTACAATATCCGGAGATAGAATTAAAGTATTTGATATACTAGGAAATATAAAAAAAGGAAAAACATTATTAAATTGTAACACATCAGATTTTGTTTCTAATATTTTATTAAATGACTATATATTGACAGATAAAGAAAAAGAATTTGATTATAAATTAGTAAAAACAAAGGAATTTCCAAAATATGATTTAATATTCCATACAGCAAAAACTTGGAATTCAAGAAGCATTTCCGAAGATGTATGGAATAAATTATATGACAAATATTCAAATTTGGGATATAAGATAGCATTAATTGGTAAAGATACACGTGCATCAGATATGATAAAAACTTGCTTTGAATTACCAGTAAATAAAGAAGATAATTACATAAATAAATTATCTTTGGACGAAACGATGTCTTTAATAAATAATGCTAATATTCTTGTAACTGGACAAGGCGGTATTTCCGTATTATCAGCAGGACTAAAGAATATAAATGTTGTTGTTGCTGAAGGATGTGTAAAAAAGGAATATAGATATATTATAAGAAATGGTTCAACAGACTATAAGGTAAAATATGTTAAAAATCCGTCTGGTATATATTATACAGGTTTTATAGATGAAAAAGTTACAGATGATACAAGACAACAACCTACATTTGAAGATATGCAAAAAGAGATAGATTATTTTTTAAAGGAAAAGAATGAAACATTATTTTGGTGATGTAAAAGTAAAGGATAAGGTGTTTGGATTAATTTTTGGGCCAGGAATAGTTAGGTCTGTTTGGGAAGATTCTTTCTATCATTTTGAGGTAGAATATAAAAACGGTTTTGTTGTTCCTTATACTGCTGATGGTGTTCCTGGATGGAATGCAAAAATTGATTTTCAAACAGTATATTATAAAGAAGATATTGATATTATGGATTTAGATATGATTCCAACTGATAAAGTTTTATCCGCAAAAAAAATTATTAAGTTAAGAGATAAGAAAAAACTTGAAATTAGATGTCCATCTGGAATTTGGATACCAGTTTCTAAATGTCCAAATTTTGTTTTTGAGGAATATGTAGAACAAAAGAAATTTCATTTATTTAGAAAATCACATAAAGAGGAAAAAAAGGTAAAAGCATGAAGTTAGAAACATTTGAAAAATTAATAACATCTTGTATAGAACAATTAGAAAAAGATAATAAAAGGAATGCAGCTTTAGCAGAAGCATTTGGCGGTGATACATATATTTACACAATAAATGATTTGGTTGATTATGTATCAGATGCTTTAGCAATAGAATATCCTGACTTTGAGGATTCAATTGATTATGCTATTTTCGGAGGAGACGAACAAGATTTGCATAAAAGTATTAAAGAACTTTGGTTATATGTTGAAGGTAAATCTGAATAAACTTTAATTAATATTTTGATATAATTTTCAATAATAAAAAGGATAGATATGATAGAGTTTGAAAATATTTTACTTAAAAAGTTAACACACAATAATGAATACTTCAATAAGGTAATGCCAATATTAAGAAATGATTATTTTTCAGATATTGGCAACCAGGAATTATTTAAACTTATTAGAACACATTATCAAAATTATAAAAATAATCCAACTTTAACCGAATTGGTTGCGTCAGTTAAAAATGTATCCAATTCAGAGATTCGTTCTGAGATGATTAAATCATTACAGAATATCAATAAGACAGAAGAAGTACAAAACATTCAATTTATGTGTGATGAAACTGTTTCATGGGTTAAAGATGCAATGTATATGAAAGCTCTACAGCTTGGTTCTGATGGGTTGATGAAAAAAGATGATAAACTTAAATTAAAAGCTCAGAAAATACTTGAAGAACGAGCAAAGATAAGTATAGATTCAGACCTTGGATTGGATTTTGATGATATTGATACAATGATAGAATATTACTCAGAAAGAATGACTGGTATTCGTTCACAACATAAAGAGTTAAATGCAAGGCTAGGACCTGGATTTTTACCTGGTACATTATCTGTAATTCTTGCTGCATCTGGTGTTGGTAAATCATTACTTATGACTGACTTAATTTCAGGTATGATTAAAAATGGAAAAAATATTTTGCTTGTATCACTTGAAATGTCAGATAAAGAAATTATGAAACGTGTTCATGCAAATGCTATGGATTTACCAATTAATTCATTACTTGACCTATCAAAAACTGAAGGTGAACTTGCTAAACTTGACAGACCAATTATTGATAAATCTCAAATTATATCTGCATATAATAATTTAAAAGTTTCAGGAACTTGTGGTAAATTTTTTGTTAAGGATTACCCATCGGGTGCATTTAGCCCATTGATGTTAGAACAATTAGTAGAATCTTATCAAATGGAAAAAGATGTAAAATTTGATATTATATTTGTGGATTATATTGGTATTATGAAATCTGATTTAGTTTCGCCAAGTGCAGGACTTTATTCATATATTAAAAGTATAGCCGAAGAAGTAAGAGCAACAGCAAAGAAATTACAATTGCCAATAGTATCTGCGTCACAGTTAAATCGTTCAGCTACCAATAATATTGATGAGGCTGATAACAGTAATGTATCTGATTCTATGGGAACAGTTATGACAGCCGACTTTATGTTATTCCTTTTACAAAATGAACAAATGAAAGAGAAAAAAGAAATCGTTTGTAAAATTACAAAAAACAGATTTGCTGGTAAAACTGATACCTGGATGATGAATATTGATTACGAACATATGAGATTTTATGATATGGTTATTCAAGGCAATGCATTTACTGAAACATCTGACAACACATTGTTTAATACAGAAGATGAATTAAAAAGAATTCAGCAAAAAACAGGCATAGATGATTTTGGTATTGTTACTGTAGAAAAACAAAAAGCAGCCGAGGAATTTGCTAAATCTGAAATTAAACAAATAGTTAAAGAAGATGTTACTAAATTATTTGCCGCTCAAGATGAATCCATTGGTTCAAAAGGCTCAGCTGATGATCCGTTCGTAAACGACATTGATAAGTTATATGCCGAGTTAGGTATATGACAATATGACAATAAATTTTTTAACTTGGAAAGATGATGAATTTATGACAATAGATTTATCATCCTTAAAAGATGGATGGTTTAAATACTGGTACACTTATGATAAAAATCCAACAATTTATAGTTTACCTTTATATAGCGTAATATATGAAAGTGGTAGAGAATGTAATAAAAATTTGTTAGATGCAATGAAAAATTTATTCCCAGAAGAATACATATAAATAATTAAAAAAAAGGTTTCTATGTTTGATATTAATGATAATGAAATTTCTGCGTTTGTTGGAGTATCTTTCTCGAATAAGATTGTGTATAATATAGTTGAACGAGATGGAGAATTTGAAAATACTGGAATTAGTATTTTAAGATTTTTGCATAATAATAAAAACTTATTTTTAGCAAAAATTTTCGAAAGTCAATCATATGATAGCATCAAACTTTTATTAGATAATGATTTAATTTTTGGCAATTTTTACAATTCCAATAATTCTAATATGGATTCTTTTACAGATGTTTATAAATTAATGAACGAGGTTAATTCATTTAATCATTATTATATTTTTGACATCATTGAAGATTTATTAATAATTAAAATACCAGAATTAGAAGAAATTGCTGCTATTGATTACAAAAATATAAATGATATAGAAAACTTTATAAATAATATAAAACGGAGTTTATAATGGGAAAATTTAAAAATTTTATTGTTGAAGCAGATGAATCAACTGAATTGTACCAAGATATTTTGCAGTTAATTGATGAATTATCAGACGAAGAAATTGATTCATTGGCAGCTATTATATATGATGAATTTTACGAAGGTGGAGATGAAGCTATCGAGGGTGATGGTGAATTTTCTTTTTCAAAAGATGATTTAACCTATATGATTCAGGAAATTGGCCCTGATATATATGATTATATTATAGAACTATTATCTTATGATGAGTTTGAAAATGATTCTGATGACATGGAAGAAGTTGAAGTTCAAGAGGCAGTATCGAGAATTATGCAAACTAAAAACATTAATAGAAAGAAAAGAAAATTTATGACAAAATCAGTTGCTCAACTTAGAAAAGAAGCTCCTAAAAGAAAAATTGAAATGAGAAAAACTTTTGCAGCAAGAAAAAGATATATGAGAGCAAATAAAGTTAAAGTTGCTGCATATCAAAAAATGAGAGCTCAATTTATCAAAAAAGGTAAACATCACGTTAAACTAAGAAGAAGAGCAGGAACATCTGCTTAATAATTTTATTAGTATTTTTTACAAATAAATATAATAAAACATTGGAGATTTAATTGTTTAAAGAATACTTTGAAAACATAAAAAATACAACTGATAAGTTATATTATAACTATATGGGAATTTCTAAAAAGGAATTCCCTAAATGGGAAGGATGGAAAATAATCAATTCCTATAAAGAATCGAATTCAGATTTAAATCTTATACAGAATAATAATTTGGATATTCTGGTTGAAAATTTCTATTACATAAAGTATCTAGAAGATACACTTATATAAATCCTTCATAATCAGAAATTGCATCTTCAATTGAAATATATTCTCTCTGTGTATCTGATAAGTAATCTTCATCAGTACCAGAGTCAAAACTTCCTATAGTTAACATTTCACCAAAATTAACCTTTTCATCATCTGGCATATCATCATCATAAAGATTAGCAACTACTTTTTTCATATCTTCAAAGTTCTTTGTATTACAAAATGGTACAAATATCAACGCAAGAGCCATAATCATATCATCGTGGTATCCATCATCTGCCTGGAACTTGTTATTAATCAAAATAAACGTTAGGAATTCATTTATTGTACTTTTATCAATAACAGAAAGTTTATCATTCTCAATAAACAATTTTAATGTCTGAAGAATTTGTTTTCTTGATTTTGGCGTTGTTCTAAATCCTGGATATTTCTTTTTCTTATTTCTACCAACATCTTTATCAAAGTGTAGATTTTCATATTCATACGATAAATACATTTGGTCAGCGATTGATTGTCCTGCACCTTCATTATTTTCTATAATCATATATGCATTATTATAATATTTACCCCAGTCTTCAAGAAATTCTGGCATTAATAGATAATCAATTTGAAGTTTAGCCGATGCGACTTGTTTAAAATTAAAATCTGTAATATCAACAACTTGTACTGCAAAAGAATCCGATCCATCTTTTGCTGCATCAACAGACATTATGTATTGATGTTTCTCTTCAGGATATTCATAAATTTTTAATTTGCCATCTCTAATTTCCTGTATATCTTTTTCTTTCATTTCTTGTAATCTAGCAGCTGACACAAGTGTATAACTTGAACCGATAAATTCGCAATTATGATTTAAAATATTATTAGCAAAATATGTATGATCTTTAGTTTCTAAAACATCATATACAACTGAATTATCTTTTTCAATTGAAAGTATTTTTTCATTACCATTTTTTGTTTGTAATGAATCTCCCACTTTTAATGTATTAGCAATAATTTCTTTTTTATTATTATAAAAAATATGATTTTCTGATACACAAATTTCATTATTTTGTGTTTTAAATTTTAATGTATATGTTTTTGGTAGTTCTATAATATTATCAAAATCAATATACCCTGATTCTCCTAAAATCTGAAATCTGTTTTGAACCACATTTTCTTCTAGAAATCTTAAACATTTTTTTAACTCGGATAAATTATCTTTTTTATAATCATTTTCATAAATAAATAAAACATCATAACCAATAGAATTTAGATATTTCTTTCTTAAAAGGTCTTTATTATTATTTTTTTTATGCCAATAATTTCCTTGAAATTCTATAATTTTATTTTTATAACAAAAATCTACAAAAATTCTGGTTTGTCCTATTTTTTTAGAGTATATATCATCTAAAATAAACATTTTTTCTTTTGGGTGTTTCGCAAATTCAGCATCGTAATATCCATATAATAACAAATTATTAAATAATGTTAATGATATTTTTGACAATGATGATTGTATTTTGCTAACCCTTCTGTTTCACCATATTTTTCTATATACCACTTTTTAGTGTGTAAATTTTTAGAAGCTTCTATTCTTTTTTTTCTATCTTCTGAGAATTTTTTTTCAAAGTCATTTGGATAAAATAACTTATAATATTCCAAAGAACTACGTTTAGGTATACAATTTTTACAACAAGGGTAAAATTTTCCATTATATACATCAAACATTTTTACATTATTTCCACACTTACATTTGGAAATATCATTATTTAATAAAAATAAAACCCTGGCTCTTATAGTTACACCTTTAATGTTATCTATTTCTTCTGAAAATTTTAATATACTAAAATATAATTTAGGATTTTCTTTTATTAATCTTCTTTGTGCTCCTTTTGTTAAATATTTCTCAAAATTACCGGATAAAAATAAAATAACTTCTTCAATATTATAAAAATCACCATTATAAATTTTTTCTTTTAATCTTGTATTTTTAATAATATGCGATTCTACATGTTTTTTACATAATTTACAATTTGCCCTAAATTTATTTGTATTTGCATCAAATTTTCTTAAATTCTTGCCACATTCACAAAAGTAATTACTTTCATTTAATAGTAATTTAATTAATGTTTTTGGTGTAAAAGTTTTTGAATTTTCTTTATTAACTATCTCATTAATATTTTTAATAATATTTTTATCTTTAATTTGTAAAAACGATTTAACATTATTACTGATTAAGAATGTTTTTAAGTTCTCTAATTGTAATTTCAAAGTATTTCCTTGTTTGTTTATCAAAAATATTTATAATACTATCACCATGTACACAACCGTAATTCTGATTCCAGTAAAGTATTCCGTGTTTATCTACTGTTTTTTTCTTAAATTCTTCATTTGATAATTGATTACCGTTTGAGTCAAATCTTGGAACATCTTCCCAATGGACTTTAAATAATGTGTAACCATTATGATTATTTCCTTTTTTGAATTTTCCAGTAACAGATTTAGCATAATCCGGACTTGCTCCCTTTACCATATCATAAAAGTGATTCATACCTTTAGGAGTACTTAAAATTATATTTTTTTTCCACGCTAAAGCTGACTGAGATGTTAGAAATGCATCTATAAATTCATTCCATTTAGTGGATCTTATGAATGCCGTTTCATCAATTACTCCACAGTGTATA